CTCTAAAATTTGCCCCGCGGGCGTTTTCAAACATTGTATCACCCCGATAACATCATCGCCTTCCCACCAAATCCTAACAATTTTGTGGGACGCATTCTTAAGGTTGATAACACTATCGTCAGGATGGTCACACTCGCCAATAGCGCGGCCTTCAGCCACCATCTTGGCATAGTTTTCAATCTCTCTCTCTAAAACGCGGCGGCCATACACCCTGCCGTTTCCATTTTGAACGTCGCATTGTTGTAACTTCGCAGGGAATAACAAAAAGCCGTCATTGATCATTCTTTTTTCACCTTCATTTAGAAGGTCTCTGCATCCCCTATCGTCGCATTTTAATTCATAGTACTCTCTTAAAAGTGTTTTAGACATTTTTTACCTTTTCCTTGTGGCGGTCGCAAACCGCCCGATACTAGAGCCACTGCAGCAGCGACGAACTGGTTGTAATTTCCATTTTTTAATTGCCATGACAATCTCCCTCGTTTTTGTGAGTTATTTTAAAACCAAAATCATTAATTAGCACACTCAATAAATAACTAGTCCCAGAGCTTAAACACCCCAATATTAGCGCATTTACAATATTGTATTCAAAACTAAATAGTTCCGTATGGCTATTAATTCCAAACAAAAACACACCAACCCAAAAGCCCATGCACATGGGGCAGTGAAATAGTTTTCCTAGGCCGCCCATCCAGTTTTTAGATGGCCTGATTTTATTAAATATAGAGCCAAAAATTATTATTTGAGTCATACCATAGGCGGCGAAAATAAAATAAAGTAAATCCATACAGCTTTTTATCTCTAGTAGCCGCCGCGGCCGAACAGTCCATATTGCCCCGGGTAGCCTGTGTATTGATTGATCGTGCCCTTGCGCGATCGGTGTGGAATTTCCCCAAGCTCTGTAGAATCTTTTTCATCCGGCTCAAGAAGTTCTTTTTCAAAGTCAATTTTATATTTTTGCACCGCAAGGTAGTGGGGCTTCTCTTCTAGAAGGAAAGCAACAACGCTATATAAAGACATTTGAATTGGATCAATTTTTTCAGGCTCCTGGGGGTTCAACAGTGTTCCCTCTAGCGAGCCGAAGACATTGCCACCATGTATTGATGATGGATCAACAACTCCACTTTTCCTTAAGTGCTCAAACAGTCTGGTTTGTGTTGCATAAACATGATCGCCATATTGATCCTTTGAGAGTGCCAGCACTTTATTTTGAGATGGTGACAGGACGATATCTATTTCCGGATGATCTACTATCAATATGTTGCCATCCATAGTTTTCCGCGCCTTTAAATTCACCTTGGCTGCAATAGGGTTTTCAACAGTAACTTTAAACGCAGCTACGGTAGGTGGTGGTGGGGGCAATTCTTGGACGGCGCCTTTATTATCTATTATTTTAACATTAAAATCGGCCATTTAGCTTTGCACCTCTTTAACTAGCAATTGGATCTTTAAAAGAGCCTGTAGCATACTCTTATCTATCCTTTGTCCCCGAAAAGACTCCAAAAGGTCTTGCACGTTTTTCATTTTTTCAGACATATTTTTATCTTTCTTTAGCTCGTCTGTAGAAAAAGATTTTTTTACAGCCTCTTTAAGTCTGTATATTTCCTCGTTCAAATAAACTTTCAAATCTGTGCCATTGTCCATAAATGAAAGAATATATTTATTGAGTAGGGTTTTTTGATTTTCCGAGAGGGTTTTATTATATTGGCCATTAAAGCGATCGATAAATTTATTAACGACCAAGTTATTGACTTTATCGCTCCTCAACTTAGTGCCCGACTTTGAAGACATTTTAGCCAAAATTCTTTCTTCCAGAACCACTCGATGCTTCACTGATACATCATCCCCAAATATTTGAGAAAGTGTGGCAATATCTTTATAATTGGGGACAAAATTTGAAAAAACAGATTTAGAAATTTCTTTATTTATTTTCTTAATCAAGGCACTTTGTTCAGCAAAAATCTGCTTCTCATTTAATTTTTTATATTGTCTTTTGGTTTCTTGGATTAGTTTTTCTCCAATTCTTGTATTTACATCGCGAGTTTCCATGAGGGCCTTAAATAGTTTGAGTTCTTTGCCTAACTCGTTTTTGCTGGAGAATGCACTCTTGAGAATGCAAACAACCTTATTTCTAGTCTCCGCATCTTTATCAATAGTTTGCTTAACAACTTCCCTCACCAAAGCTTCGTAGAGGAATGCTGTATTTCTTTTTTTGTTATGTTTCGACATTATCTTTGTGCTCCAACTCTTCTATCAAATCTTTAACTGTTTGTTTGACTTCGAACAATCTATTTTCTTCGTCATTATAATTAGTGACTTTTGACTCATAAATACCTTTTCCTAGGCCAAGAAGTTCTTCGGCGCCGGCAGAGAGGTTCATTTTTATTTGCCTTTTTGGCATCGAGGCAGTTTCATGACTGCCTTTTGAGTTCATGGAGCGCTTCCTTGCACCCCTCTGTCTCATGTCGGCGTCGACGGGCTTGTACCATCCTTTGGATTTTTCACTCTTAGTTTTTTCAACACCGCCAAATGCATTTGTTTTAACCTTTGCTTTTACCCAGGCGCCATCGTCATCTCTTTTGCCGGGCGCAGCCAACAGTGAAGTGTCTGCATCGCCGCCCTCTTCAGTGGGTGGCATTTCGGCTCCCATGTCCATTTCGCCGCCCATATCGGCCCCCATATCCATTTCGCCACCCATGTCCATTTCTCCACCCATCTCTTCTCCGCCTAAAGCTGCCATATCACCGCCGGCGCCACCACCACCGGCCATGGCGTCTTGGCCCAGCATTTCTATGGATTGGGAGAAATATTTATCATAATAAAGTTCTCTCTGATTTCGCAAAAATTCTTCTTCTGAGAGGTCGAAGAGGTTTCTAGCAATCCATCGCTTACTAAAGAAGCCTTCGGCAGCTTGCGCGGCAACACTAAACTTTGTATTCCAGTGCTCCAACTCTTGAAGTTCAGAAATTTTAGAAGGGTTGTTTAGTTTTAATTTAAAAGATAACAAATCGTCTCCGCGGTAGCCAAGAGTATAGAGGTGGATAATTCCAACTTTCTCTAGCTCCGTTGTGACCGACCTTTGAAGCCTCTGAATTGTTCTCGCAAACCTAATGTCCTTCTGTGCCAGCGTAGCTTTATCCTCATCGCCGCCTTCTGCGCGGGAAAGGTACGAAGCCGGTACCTTTAATGCAGAAAATAATTTATCTCTCAAATACTTGACGTCATCAATGTCCCCAGTATACGTGCCTCCAGGTAGTGCTGTGATTTCTGTGCCGACTCCGCCTCGCACAGGAATAAAATAGTCCTCTTCAACAGACATTGGATTATATCTTAAATCAACCCTCCCCGTGTCAGCATCAACAACTTGGTTGCGCTTCATTGAAGTAATGACGCGCTGCATATATTGCTCAACATCTTGAGGCGGAATGTTGCCAACATCAATTTTAAACACGCGTCGCTCTGGGGCTCGAACAATTCTATAAGCCATCATTGCGTCCTCTAGAAGAATAAGTTGTCTCCAAATTCTTCTTGCCGAGTCTAAAACCGAGGTGCCATATGGTGCAAACTTATCGTTCCCAAGAATCCTGAAGTGTCCCATTTGCCAATTTTCAAATGTGACTCCGCCAGTATTCCACTGGTATTGTACATAGTTTGGATTCGTTTTGTCTTCGCCCTCTAGCCTTTCTATCTGATCAGTTGGAAGGCCGATAACCTGTTTAATCCCAGTGCTGGCATCGATATCCAAATATAGGTAAAAATCTCCGTATTTACACATTGTACGACACCAACCAAAAAGATTAAATTCTATGTTTAGTACGTTAAAATATAGCGTGTCTAAGATTCCTCTGATTTCTTCATCGTGACAATCGATGTCAATTATTCTTTTTATACCCGTGTGAGTCGTCATTTCATCTGCATAGATATCTAAGGCTGATGCGATCTCTGGTGTATACTCCATTTGATCAAAATCTGCATATCTCTGGAGGCGAGACTGTGTTCCCATCATAAAGGAAGAAAAATTATCAAAAGGATTATATCCTACTCTTTCGAATTTTTGGCCGGCCACATCTTTAAAAGTATTAGCATATTTATCGAGCCGGCGACGTCTCAACTGTCTGGTGTTTTGAGACCTATAATTAATCAAAGGCCCAGAGAATAATTTTGTTAACCTTCTATATAAATTTGAATCTGGATTTTTAGGGTTTTTAGTGCTTTTTACGTATTTTGGATCCATTTATTTCATCCTTTTAATAGCCATAGGAATTCTTTCATTTTCTTTTTTTCATCAACAGCTTTTTCGAATATTTCAGTTTGTCTAGGTTTTTGCATTCCTGGTATTCTAGAGTCAATGTGAGTCTTATTAGTCATTATACAATTTAAAAATGCTTTTTTATACTCCATATCTCGTTTATTTTCAATAAGCACCGTGTCTCTAACCCAACAACCAATGGCGCAAGCCATAATTAAGTCGTCGTTGTAACCTCTTTGTGCTTCTGGTTTGCCATTCCTCCAAATAAAAGTATCTAACTCATTAATTAGCCTCTTAGAATAAATAGTTAACATTTTGTTTCTTACATATTCTTCGAATTTGGCAACAATCAGTGGCCTAGTTTTCATCGACGTTGTAAAGCCAGGAATTGCAGAAGAATTAGTTTCTGCCTGGTATTGATCAATATAGTCGTGAGAGGATTTAAGAGAGTGGTAAAGATTTGGATAAGCTTTTTCAGATAATTTTTCTAATACTGCAAATCCAACATTATTATTTTCTACCACAACCATTGCATTCCCATATTCTCTGCCCGCATTATATACTATATCAGAGAATAAATCTGGTGTGACCTTGCCTTGATATTCTGCAATGATTTCCATAGTTTCTAGTTTAAAAATGTGAAAAGTACTTGAATCGGCGCCGTCGCCGCGTGCAACATCTGCCACCAAGAGATAAGTATTTTCAGGCTGATGCTCTTCCCATATCCAATAGTTCCTATCTAGCCCTGTTCTATATTTTGGATCTGTAATCTTGCTTTTCAAAAGCTGTATATCTTCTCCGTCGATTACAGTCTCTCCAGATGTATTAAAATTACATTGATATTCTTGAGCAATTTGTCTTTTGCTCATATTTTTAGTTTCAGTTTCAAACCACTCCTGGTCTCGATCTGGGTGGATATCCCAGTTGAGTTTTATTGGGAAAAATTCATTTTGTCCCGCTTCTGCCTTTATGTAGGTCTCATGAAACCAATCCCCGACGCCATTTGGCGTAGAGAGTGCAATACATCGACCACCGGTAGAAATTGTAGGATAAAGGCCTGTCCATAGCTCAGTTAAATTGTCGATATGAGCAGCCTCATCAATAACCAAAAGAGAAAGAGCTTCTGATCGCCCGGCATCGCCAGAAGTTGAAGACGCTTTTACTTGGGAACCATTGCTCAATTCGAATGAATTCTTATTATCAATGTCAATACTAGCAATTCTTAGCCAATCCGGCAAATGTTTGATAATCCCTTTAACTTTTCTGACTAGATTGGCTGCTGTATTTAACTTAGTTGCAACAACAAGTATATTCTTATCTCTGTGATAAAGGAGCATCCAGGCAATATAAGCAGCAACAATTGTTGATATGCCAAGCTGTCGCGCTTTTAAGATAACAGTGAAGCGATAGTCATTAAACTCGTCCAGCAAGCTATCTTGATAGTCATAAGTTTTAAATGGGATTAGACCGTGGCCCGGGTGGGGAATTTTAGCATAATTTCTTATAAAGTACCGAGTGTCTTTTCCACACTTCAGCACTTCTTTTAGAATCTCTTTCTTTGTTAATTTGTATCCCATTATGCCTTGACATTACTAGGTTTCTTTGCTCCAGAATATTTTGGTTTGCCGGTTTGAAGCCACGATTCAACGGCGGATCTTAGTTTTTCTTCTTGGTCTCCTGGTGAATTAACACCAAGCGCCTCAACATCTTTAAGCCCTCCGATAGTGTAGACTTTTTTCGCCTGACACCATGTTCGCACGCGGGACATGCTTTGTAATAAAGTGTCGCATGGGCCATCTGCCTTGAGGGTCAGGGTGTCACCTGTAATATTCTTATATTCCTTCTTAAGAAATTTAACAATATCGGCAAATGTTTGTTCCATTTCACCATCTAATTTATTATTGTGAAAAGATTTTAAAGGCAATTCAGATTGATATGTTACAATAAGTTTCGGGCCCTGCATACGGACCTTAAACCCATCAATAACTCTAGAGTCGTGAATTGGGCAACCCTCTTCTCTTTTGAGGCCCACTACTTTATCCTCACCATCGACAACAAATCTTTTATCATGTGACCCATCATAAGCATTTGCTGCAGCTTGATTAATTCCTTTTACTATGTCATATATGCTTGCCATTTATTCGTCTCCCCAAAACGAAGTTTTGTATGAGTGTTCTATGTCAGTGTGTGGCGACATGTCGGTACCCAATCCGAACTTTTTACTTTGTGCTAATGTCAGCTTTCCATATTTATGGTCGCCAGTTTTAAACCATACCTCTTCTCCCACTTTTCCAAGAGGAATTACATCGTCTTCAGACCCATCCTGAGTTGCTTTCATTATCTGATTAACATCCGTTGGGTCAACAATATTTTTACCTGCTAACGCGGCTCGAAGCGCCTCATGTTCCTTATCTGTTGTTGGATCAGCGCGCATTCCTTTTGCTTGGAGCCAATCTTGACGTTCTAAAAATTCCACATTTGAGCCCGATTCGCCCTCTTCTGGCTCGTCGGACTCTTTTCCCGGAACAAAAGCACGGGGGTCATCTGGCATTGGGGCGCCTCTTTCACCAGGAATTCCGGATTGGACCTGTTTGCCAGTGATGTCTAAATATTCAACGCGTTCAGCTTCTTCAAGATCTAAGTTCTCATGTAAAAAATATCGTGGATCTTTTCTTCGTTTATTTTTTCTTGTTATTCTCATTAGTTGGTCTCCATCCATTTAGCCACTTTTCCTCATTAAATTCGACATATCGAATATAGCAATCAAAGCAGCAATCAAATTTGTTCATGTATAAATCATCTTTTATTTTAAAAGAAAGAACTTCGCATACCGGACACTTTCTTTTATTTTCCTTAGTAATTAGATTCTTTGGCAGCAAAAAGCCGTCTTTATATACTTTCTCTTTGTGTGGCTCTTTTCCATAAAATTCTTTTAGTTGCTCAAGATATTCTTTTTCCTTGTCATCATCCCAAAAAGACTTTGGATTGGCTATGGCTTCGGTGCCATATTTTTTTGCAATAGCTTTTTCTATTTTTGCTATTTTATTTAAATCTTTTTTCTTCGACATGATTTCTAGCCTATATTATAAACCACAAAATAAATAGTTTTAAATAAAAAAAGGGAGGGAGATAAACTCCCTCCCTCCCAAGAAAAAATAAGTTGATTATTTCTTGTTAAGCTTGGCTTGAAGATCTTTGATCTGTGCCGATTGCTCTTGAATTGCAGAAACGAGAACTGCAGTCAAGCGACCGTAATC